TACGCTTCTGCTTACGTGCCAGTTCCTTACCAGCATCAGTGCCGTTGTTCCACAGTTCAGAGTTCAGTTCGGACACAGGATCCTTCTGATTCAGAGTGGTAAGACTGTTCTCAATGTACCAACCACCAGGACCTTGGAATGCGTGACTGTAGAGTTTCACGAACGGAAGGTCCTCACCGTTGGGAGCAGGCAGGAAACGGATTACGGCATAACCATTACCGCTTTTATCTACATCCAGTTTCCACAGACGGTCATCACTAGAACCGCTGCTAGTATTCATTTTTTCTACTTCTTTGACCAGTTTGGCGGTAAGATTACCGAGTTTGGATTGTTTTTTAAGATCCGAAAAGGACATTTGGATACCTCAGATAGTTTGGATTCGGGGGATTTACTTAGATAGTATAGCGAAGATTGAGTCACCTGTCAATGAATTGCTTGAGAGACTCAATGGTCTTGTTCATACTACTGAATAAAACTTGCATATCAGTCTCTGGTGGGAATCCCATCAGAGCCACTGATTTGCGTAGGTTCTCTTTCATCTCAACCGCTTGTGGGTCATCTGAAAGGGACAACCTAGTATACATCACTCTCTGCTTTTCTAGCAAGAGCTCAAGTTTCTCAATGTGTTCCAGTTTGGTCTCACGGGGCATCATACCGAAAGTCAGAATGCTTCCGTAGATTTCCTCTTGTAACTTGTTGATTTCTCTCAGTTCGTCTTGAATAATATCGGAGTCAAAAAAGTTACTCATCTATAATTTCCCGTAAAATACGCTTAAACTGCAATACGTCAATATTTAGAAATGGAGAATACTTTGAAATTTTTAGACTGACGGTTTCCCACACAGGGTCCAGAAGTTTCTTATCAAACATCTTCCCGAACAGGAATATTTTATCATAGATGACTAGAGTTTCAATAGAAATCTTCCCGCTCAGGAATCTTTTTAGAACGGGTGGATGACCTTTGGAACAGTTCAAGGCATCCTCTAATTTTGTTTCCAAGAACAATTCGCTGCTTTGCTCTTTGAACAAGTAAGTCAAACTCTGTTGTCTCCGCATCCAATCTGCGTATGTCCTTTCGCCAGAATTGATAATTTCTCCAATCCATAGGTTCTGTGGGTTGTCTGCTTCTACAAAATTTGATACAAAAAAGTCTACTATTTCTTTGTCAGAATACTTCCTAGAAGATTTCTCAAAGAAATATTTGTCCTTACGTTTATTAAACGAAGTTAATGATGCTCTTGTTTTTTGATGATACCTAAAATAGTCATACTTGGGATTGGTGAAGTGATTCTTCAATCCCAAGTATTGAGTATAACATTCAAAGGGTGACATTACAGAGGCAAACGTGCGCGAGAAGTTTTCTTCATAAAGTTAAGACGAGTTGCGTCCCACTTTAATCTCTCTTTCAAAGGTTTTGAAATGAGTTTCACCACCGATTCTACCTCAAGACTATTGGATTCGCAATAGTGGCAGATAGCATCAATGTAGTTCAGATTTTCTTCTGCTACGATTTTTTCAATCTCAAGAGCAAATTTAGACGGCGTTAAAAATTTACTTTCTATTGCCTGTTCTAGTTCTTTATTTGGTTCCATAGAGTTCCAATTTATCTCCAACAAACTTTCTAATGTATTTGCCGAGTAGTTTGATGTACTTTGATTTGTCTCTTTCTTCATAGACGACGCATTCTCCATTTTCACAAGCCATGATGATTACAAGTTTTTTAACTGAAATACCAGTCAGTTCGTATAGCATACAACCATATGCCATACATTGAACAAAATAGTGTTCAATCCACTCGCGTGGTTTTGGTTTTTTAGAAGTCTTAAAGTCAATTATTGCTAACTCGCCGTTATATTCAGCGATACAATCAACTGTCCCAGCAATGCCCAGTTGCTTACTATATAGGGACCCTTCAAGGGCGTAAATATTATTTATGCGATTTATCTCCGTTTTCGCAATCTTAAAAAGAAAATCCGCAATCGGCGCAACAGACGGCAAATCTTGATTCTTAAGGTAGTGCTCCGTAAGAGAATGCATATCCGTGCCGCGAGAAGTCGCCGCTTTAGTAATCTTATCAGCTTCCTCCTCACCGACCTTTTTACGCCAATTGACAAAGATTTCACGATTAAAATGACTCGTAATGGAAGTAATAGAAACTAGTTTAAGTAGTTCTTCTTCATCAGGCACAGAATAATATCTTACACCATCAATTGTTTCACGCTCCAACTGGGGGAGTTCAATATCAATATGATTAAACATCAAAAACCAGCATCCATTTTCGCAATAATGTATTCTTTAACAAGTCCAGAACGAACAATATCGTCTACACCAAATTCAATTATATCAAATGATGGCATTTTACGCAATACTGACATAAAATCTACAATACCATTACGCTCATTTGTTTTTTGTAGATCAGACTGAGAAGCATCGCCACAGAAACAAATCTTGGTATTCTCACCAACACGAGTAATGATTGAATCAAGTTCGTGGAAGTTTAGGTTTTGGAACTCATCAACAATAATGATAGCATTATCAAGCGTAGTGCCTCTTAGGAATGAAGTACTCCAGAACTTAATGGTTTCTTGTGACTTAAGATTTCCATAGAGCATCTCAAAGTCAGCATCAGAAGGCATCTGGAACATATACTTCACCATATTCTTATAAGGAATCTGGTAAATATCTGCCTTATCTTCGTGAGAACCAGGCAAGAATCCAATTTCTCTTGTAGCAACTAATGAGCGAACCAGATAGATTTTCTCATAAGGTGTTGATTCATCCAAAACATCTGCAAGAGCATTGTAGAGTGTAATGAAAGTCTTACCAGTTCCAGCACAACCATAAGCAACTAAGTGTTTACCTGCCGCATATGATTCAAAAAGACGCTTTTGATTGTCTGTAAGTGGATCAATATCAACCAAATAGTCAGAACTCAGAGGTTTTCTCCTCTTCATCTGTTTTGCCGTCAGACCAACTCCGATTGGTTGTTCTACATTTCCTCTTTTTCTTCTTGCCATATTAGAGTTTTTTTAAATGATTTGCTATTTTTAAAATATGTTCAGTAAATGTAGATATATTTAAATCACTTTTCATATAGTTACATCTAGAACAGCAAGGAACACAATTTTCTTTTTCATATACTTCATTGCTGTTTACCCTATCAATACCATTATATGGAACTGGAATACCAACATATCTACCTTTTCCTCTATGAGGTTGTCTTAACTCTGGTTCAGATCCACAATAATAACAATCTTGTTTAATAATTTCAAGATATTCTTCTTTTGATAGATTAAATTCTATGTTTCTAGTTCTTGCCCCCGATTGACATTGCTCATAAATGTATCTATAAACACTTTCTGGTTTTCTTCTTTTTTGAGCGTTAAAATTGTTTCTATAAGTATGCTTACATCCACAACTTTTTGCTCGGTCTAATTCGTCTTTACATACAAAACTATCATATCTAAAAACTTTTTCTTTTCCACAAATACATTTACACAAAACTTTTTTTCTTTTTCTACCACTTGGATAGGTTTCATAAAAAGGTGGAGATATAACTTCAAGATAATAAAATTTATCTCCGACTTTTATTTCTGGATGTTTTGTATATTGTCTAGACATAAACCAGGTTGGAATGATGTAAGTATTTATATTATAACCTAGTTTACAATTTTTTGACGTTTGATCCGGGCATTTTTTGGGCACGATTTAAAACATCGTTCCACGAAGGGTGTTTTGAAGTTAATTTATTCCTCCAATCACCAACTTCACCAACATTCATTTGTGTTGGAATAAGTGGTTTTAAATGAGGGTTTTCTTTAAGATATGGTTCTTTTTCTGCCATAAGCATCCATTTCTCAAAAATTTCACCTGTTTCAGTATTTTCAAATCTATACGTTGGCAAGATTATACCTCCTATTTAATTTTTATTTAGAGAACCCATTCTGCTTCACCACCAAGTGATTCATAACAAATTGGAAACTGTTCAGCAAAAACTGATTTACACGCTTTAGCAATATCCATATGCTCTTTTTGAGTTCCTGACTTTTCACGGAGAGCAATATAGGTTATCCACGAGCGGCAAGATCCCGTCATATAGATGCGTGTAGGCGTCGCTAGGGGCAATACAAACCTCGCACACTCTTTTGCCACACCTGCCTCCAACATTCGCTTGTAGAGGTTATTAGAGTGCGTAAAGAGTTCAGCAATCTCTGTCTGAAACTTGAGCTTCACATAGTCGCCAAGATCATCAGTAGAGTTCTGACGGTTTTTGGTGTCTTGGCGGCGGAGGTCAGGAACAGGAATACGTTCAGTAATCAAATTGGTGTCCGCATAACGCTGCGAAAATTCTTGAAATGTGAAACTACGATGGCGCAGAATTTGTGCTGCGATACCACGGTTGGTTTCAATTTCAAGACTCATAGTGCTCTGCTCAAAAACAGACCAATGATTGTGCTTAATACAATAACGTAGCAAACCCGCATAGTTTTCAGAATCTTGATTCGCTGGATTAGAAACTCTAGCAATATATGCCATTGTTTGTTCTGCATCGGGAGTTACACTGATAAGTTTTACAGTCATTTATTTCCAAATCCTTTTGACGTGTGTGCTTCTAGTTTTGCGACTTCTTCTTCTGCCTCACGAAGTCGTCTTTTCATTTCACGAAGTTCTTCTTCGCTATACATATGATTTTGAGCGACCAATCGCTTCATTAATTTTAGCAGTTCTTTTGCTTTTTTAGTCTGCGTATCCATCGTCATCGTCATAAAGTTCGTCGTAATCTACAAA